TTAACAATAATTTGTCCTTCTACAAATGTACTATTATTGTTTGTACTAGCACTAGATAAAAATTTATCATAAAACTCTCCTGCTGCTTGGGCTGCTTTACTGGCATCTTCAGGTGAATTGCCCATCATACTGTTTAATGTAGTGCTATAGGCTTTAGCCATAAAGTCTGTTTTTGAAGATTCTTTTTCAGTTGTTTGTAAACTTATCCATTGATCTAAAAGTTCTTTATCCGATTTGTTTGTATATATTTTTTTTGAAAATTCTACAAATTTTTCTGCATTACCAGGAGCAAATTCTTTTAACCCTGTTTCTTTTTTTATTAAATCCTCATATTGTTCAGATGTTATAGCACCACTTACATAGTCTGCGTTAATTTTTCCTACTTTAGAAAATGGATCTTTTTTAACAAATTGATCTTTTATTTTAAATTCAGCATACGTTTCTGGATAAGCTTCAGCTAAATCAGTTTCTGTTATTTCTTCTCCAGATGTTAATTTTTGATTAAATTTATTTTGTTTTTCAATTTTACCAAAAGTTTGTGCAGTTGTAACTCCTGATGTTATAGCTGGTAATAATGAACTACCTATTGTTGCACCTGGTTGTGATCCTGATTGCAACAATCCAAGACCTGACATAAATATAGGGTCTGATAATAGACTTGTACCAGATACATTTGATCCTAATAATCCTTTTAAATTTATTGCCATAATTATCTCCTATAATCCTAACATTCCTACACCACCACCAATTAAAGCACCTAACCCTGTGCCTAATCCTGGTATGTATGAACCTAATGCAGCACCAGATAATGCTCCACCTAATCCTGTAGCTAAAGAACTACCACCTGGTCCAGTAGCTACAGCTGTTGGATAACCAGCAGCTATAGGACTAATTAATCCAGCGTATTGTTGTAATAAATTCATGGGTGCTTGTTGACCAAACTGAAATCTTGCTATTTGATCTTGTAATTGTCTTTGTGCTAAGTTTTCATAAGCAGTTCCTACACCACCTAATTGACCAATAGCTTGTTGTCTACGAACATCCATTTGTTGTTGCAATCCAGGTAAAGCTCCAGCACCAGCTAATTGTCTACCAAATGCAGATTCCATAGCTTGTTGTTGTCTCGCTATATCAGCTTGAGATGCACCATATTGTCTACCTAGTTGACTTTCTAATGCTTGTTGTTCTCTTCCACGTTCAGTTTGAGCTAATTGACTAGCTATAGGTGCGTATGCTTGAGCCACTCCTCTTGCCGCTGCTTGTTGAGCCGCAGGGCTTGTTCCTGTTCTTCCCATACCACCGAATTGTGATTGAATACTTCCTAGGACATCTGAGGTAATACCAGAACGCACATCAGATAAATAATCAGCTTGTGGTGTTAATTGACCATAAGATGAACCTAGTCCTTGACCCATTCTACCTGTATAAGCAGATACAGGTTGTCTAGCAAACTGTCCAAATGTACCAGCAGCTTGACCCATCAATGCAGATGGTTGAGCTTGTTCTAATGCAGCCGCCTGTTGTAATTTAAGAGCTTCCTCAGTTTGTTGTGCAAACGGTACTACTGTGCTACCAGGAAAAAACTGTCTACCTGTACCACTTCTGTAGAGTTGTTGAGCTTCTCCTAGGATGTCTTTTAAAAACGGTTCCGCAGGTGAATATGGCTCTGTTCTCTGTGTAGTTGTTTGACTTCCACCGCCACTTGACATACTTATTCCTCCAATTTCTTTTCTAGTAAGTAATGGGTAATTTTATACCCTTTTTGTTTTAATAATTTAGACCAACCTGGTCTGGCATAAGTTTCAAAGTGCGTACACTTATTACTTTTAGCCCATTTCTCTACTTCGTGCAATCGGTCTTGCCAAAGTTTTCTTTGTTTGCCAGTACAAATGAATATATTGGCTACTTTTGTGTTAGGTCTGATAATGATCCGACTAACCATAACACCTTTTAATTTATCTTTTGCTTCTTCATCCCACGCTAACCACAACTGATTATCACCAGATATGCAGTCTTTTTGAACATCAGATGAATTGAAATGATTTCCAGAATACTTTAAAGCCTTTGTGATGGCATCATCAACTAAAGACCAGACTGCTTCTATGTTTTCTTTAGGTATTTGTACTACACCAATCATGTAATTGCTAAATAAGAAACTATCCCTGATATAACATCAGCTGTTGCTGCTGTAATTTTTAAAACATCCCCTGCTTCTAATACCATAGATCCTTCTACACCATTAACAGTGGTACCTGTTGATACCGTATGATTATATACAGTATATGTAGTTGCTCCACTTGTAACAGATAAACTTACTAAAACATTTGAGTGATGTGTACTAGCAATCTGTACTGATTTAACAATAACATTTGTATTACTTGGTACTGTATAAATTGTAGTTATACTTGTACTATCTAAAGCAAAAAATTCATTTTTATAAGTATGTGCCATTACTCTTTGTTATCCTCATCTACTCTTTTCCAAAATTCGTCAAGAGCATTATGTTCGCAGTTAGAGCATTTGCATACAGCACATTGACCATTGTTGCTACAATGACACTCATGTTCGCAGTTTCGACACATCATATTAACCTCCAAAGAACCAAGCAGCTACTTCATAATTTTCATCATTATGGTAGCGTACTAGTTGATTTACAATATCTTCAATGACTAGTTGAAAGTTAGCTTGGTTATCTAAGTCTTGATAGATATATTCTAAGTCTCTAATACTTGTCATGTGTATTTACCACCTTTAGCTCTACCACCTGCACCACCTGCTCCAGCACTTCCTCCAGCTGTACCTCCAGCTCGACCTCCTGCTTGTCCACTACCACCATCACCTTTACTATCATTTTTAGGTAAAGATTTGGTTGTTTCTTTAGGTGTTGTTTTTGTAGAAATTTCACCTATTGGAGTTCCTGCTTGGAAGTTTCCTTGACTATTAATAAATCCAGGAGTATTTCCTACTTTAACTTTTGTACCTGGTTTTAAACCACCAGCTAGTAAACCAGATGGTGCATAACCAGTTCTATAACTTTCTTGCACAGTAGCTGCAATTTCATCTGCTACTGCATCTCCATATTGATTTCTTATACGATCTAGTTGACTACCATAATCACTTTGACCTAGTAATCCACTTATCATTCCTGCTGGAGTAAATTTTTGTATAGCACTATAATCTGTTAGTAAATTTGACGCTAAAGAATTAGGATCAAGGACTTCTATTTTACCAGATACTGGATTAATTTTAAGGTTCATTCCGCCAATACGTTCTAGACCTGATTGAATCCCTTCTCTATCTCTTTCTTGTCCTGCACCACCACCTCTAAGTGCAACAGCTGGATCTGCTGCTACTAATGGATTTATTCTAGATTGAGTCATTTCAGAGCTACCAAAAGCTCCTCCAAATGGAGCAGGGGTATAAGGACTTGAAGAATATGTTCCGCCAAATACAGGAATATTCTGTCCAGGTTGCAAACCTAAAGTTGGCATTTGAAATTGATTACCAACAAATCTATTTTGTGCAATACCCATAACATAATCAGATGCAGTAGGAGTGTAACTTCCAAAAGGTTGAGTATTTTTTACTTGTTCCGTAAGTAAACCTGTAGATTGTTGTAATTGATCTAAAAATGACATTATCTATATCCTTCTTTAATTGCTTCTACATCAAGTCCTTGAGCATCATTCCAATCTTTATTGGCTGGGACTTGTATGTTAAATTTAAAATATCGTGCAGACTTGTGAAACGGTATTGTTCCTGTAGAGTGCATAGAGTTTTCAGTTGTTGTAGATGCAGTATCAGCAACTTTATCTTTAAAAGTTAATGAACCTGTAGCATCATCAGTATCTATTATTGGTCTTACATGAGTAACTAGTGAACGATTGTTTGGAAATACTTCTGTTTCACCAGTACCTATTTCAGCTTTCAATGAGTTACCTTGGAAAGCTCCTAATTTATGATCTGTTCCAAATACGCCAAATGATCTAAGTCCACCTGACCAAAATGCACTATCTAATGAAATTGTAATTGCATCTAAATCATTAGCACCAGATGTTGGATAATCATCTAGCTCTTCCAATGTATAACCAGGTGTTTGATAATCTAAAATTATTTCATGGTCTATAACTACCAATGACCATCTCTGAGATTCATAATGATAAACAAGTATTTTATCATTTTGAGTATCAGAGTTAGTTCCTGTTTTAGATGGATAAGACCAACATATTAATTTGTTTTCTCTGTCAGCAGTGGCTCTTACACGTTCTCTTTTAGCAAATTTTAAATCATTAAAAAAGAAACGATCTACTTTACCATTCCCAATAGGTCTGGATGTGTTACCATCAGTTACATAAAAACCATCTTCAGATAAAAAATATACAAGGTTTCCAACTTTAATTACATTCTTACCTTGCACAGCACCTCTATTATCTTCAATACGTCTAAACGAAAAGATAACATTACCGCCTCTATAATCCATTCTAGTAATACGAGACTCTTGAAATATTAATCCATACTGTCCACCAGTAACACCAGTAATAACTCCACCTTCAGGTAAAACTTCTGTATCAGATTGATTAACACCAGCAGTCCATGATGTAGCACTGTTAAAGCTAGACCAAGCTACAGTTGTTTGTGCAGTTGGTTGAAAACCTGTAACAACAAAATTACGCACAACAGCAGCGTGTTTAAATACAGGTGGTGATCCTGCAAGTGCAGCAAAGTCAGATGATGAATCTAATGTCCAGGCTTGGGGTGCATCATCACCATTAAAAGCAATAACAACTTCTCCAAACTTTATAAAATCCCAATGACCATCAGTAGGTGTAGAGAATGTAGTACCACCACTTTCATCAACAAAAGAGTTAGATGTTAGTTTATATAATTTAGTAGCATCACCAGCAAATATAGAGATAACACCACTATCTGATTTAAAGGATGCAGCTCCTTGTGATCTAGCGGTTAAAGCATTACCACTTGTAATTGAAATATCTTTCCAAGGTCTATAACTACTTATAGCAGGATATACATTTAAGGCTTGTGTTGCACCAGGATTAACGTGATCTGGTAAATCAGGTAGCCATTCTCCAAAAGGTACTTGCATTATTTTATATTATCTAAATTGTTAATGTTAATACCTGATCTTTGTACTAATGGAGTTCCGTTATATTTGTCTTTATCATCAGCCATTTCAACTTGTTGTAAAGCAGCTTCATACTGTGCTTTAAATTGTTGAATAGTTGTTGGATCCATTCCACGAATAAACGTAGATGCAAAATACAATGCACCGTATAAATAAACATCAGGATGATTTGTTAATATGTGATTAGTTGTGGTTGTGCCATCAATACTATCAAATGCTTTATAAAATACAAGATTTGCAGTGTATGATGTATCAGGAGCAGGACTAAATCTAAAGTTTGTTCCCTCAATAGAATATGCTCTTGGTGTTCCAGAGCGTGAACCACCAGCAGTATCATATTGATGATGTGGAGTTAAAAAGTTTAAAGGCTCTTTACCGCCACCAGTATTTATAAAAAAACTACGGACTTGTAAAAAACCAGTAGGTAAAGACTCTGTTTCTGAGTCTACTGTAAAGGCAGCATCTACTGTTTCCATATTCCTAACTCTTAATCTACGATTAAAGTCAGCTTCTGTTAAGTCAATAAAATCATCTATCTCAGATGTTAAATCATCTCTAGCTAGGAAATTAGCTATTGCTGTTTTTAAATTTGCATAATTGTTTAACGCCATTATAACCTCTTATCTCCCACTCTAAAGTTTTGAAACTCGTTACTATTAATCATTCTTTTAATTAAAGACCGTTGATCGTCTTTGTGTAACTTGTGCCAATTAGAGTGACCAAACAATTCTTTTGTTTTAATTTGTAAAGCAATCAATGGTATCTGTGCAATACGTTGAAAGTCTCCACGTTGTTCATCAGCTCTATGATTACGAGCTATTTTATTATCGTTAAGTATATTTGTTGTATCTTGTGTTTTTTTCACTACTAATTTACGAGTAGCTCTATCAACATATAACTCTTTGTTTTGTGAATTATAAACTTCGTTCATACTATAGTTCCGTTACATTAACATCATAAGCATCAACTAAGACTCTCCAACCATAAGTATCATTATAAAATACTAAACCAATACCAGTATTTTGAGTTGTTATGGTTAAGTCAGCAGTAGCTCCTTGTATTTTCTTTGAGTTGCGATCTATTGTCAAGTTGTTGGAATCAAAAGATGCGGTCGCATCAAGTACATGAACTTCATCACCAGCACTTGGACTAGCAGGAAGTGTAATTGTAAATGCACCACCTGAAGTATCGCATAATATTTTATCACCAGCAACAGCAGTATAGTTTGCTGTCTTAGTTAAGTTATAATTAATGTGTGATTTACTATCAAGTTGAGTTTGAATAGCACTAGTAACACCATCAACATAATTTAATTCAGTAGTAGAGAGAGTAGCTCCATCTAATATTTCTAATTCTGTCTCGTCAATAGATGCACTACCAATTATAAATCCTGTAGCAGTAACTGTAGAATTAAATGCAGCAGCTCCAGCTTCTGACATATCTAATGTTAATGCTGTAATATCTGAAGTGTTATCTGTTCCTTTAAATATAATATCAGTATCACCTGCTTGTGCGTCAATAGTAATGTTTCCAGAACTTGTTGCTATAGTAACAGCAGCATCACCAGTTGCAATATCATCAGCAGCAACAGATGCAGATATAGATGAATTTAAGTTTGAAAATGTTATTCGTTTTGTTGTACCAACATCAGTATCAACTACTACAAATTCATCATCATTGGCAGGACTAGTTAATGCACTCAATTCTGAAATTTTACTATCAGCCATTCTTTACTCTCTTTCTTAAAACTTTGTTTCTTTCTTTATTTTTAGATTGTTGTTGAGAAGATTTCTCTTTCTCTTTTAATAATTTAACAAGCTCATCAAAGGTCATTTACCCTGTCCAATATATCGCTTAAAGTTTCTACGTTTTTGTTTATTTTTAGGTCTTGATCTAACAGACTGTCCTATAGAAGTTCTTTTTTTAGGACCAGGTACGTGTGCTGAATATGATTTTGCTTTTTTTGCCATTAATTAGGTATAGGTGTACCACTAAATACAGTACCCACCGCTTGTTCTAATCGAAGGTTTGATCCTTCTTCCATTAATAAATATGTTCTATCTTCAAGTTGTAAAAGATCATTAGGTACATCTGTTCTACGATCACGATAACGATCTTGTCCTCGAAGTGAAAATCTTTTCATTTACTGTGTTAGTTCAGTAACTCTTGCGGTTCCAGTAACAGATCCTACTCTTAAAAATGCTACTTTAGTACCAGGTGCAACCCTAAAATACTCAGGTGTGTATGCAGGCACAATCAAACTTGATGATGAAGCAGTAGGTGAAGTACCAAATTCTACATAAGCATCAACTGTACATACAACTCTAACTTCTCTTGTTTCACTTTGAAAAGCTGTGCTGTTGGCAGCGGATGAGTCAGCAACAGCTACTGTGTGATTGATATTAACTTTAAATGTAGTTGGGCTTTTTGTTGTTGTCATACTTACTCCGTTAATTCTGAAATATACAATGAGCCATCAGCTGATGACCTAATAGCAGATATGATGTTACCAGGTGCAACTTTAAATATCTCATAATCTTTTGCAGCTATTGGTGTTGCAGCATTAGTTGCAGTTACTGCTGGATTACCTATAGTAATAAAACAATCAGTCGTTGCATATAACCTAACATATCTTACTTGTGCCGAGATAGCAGAACTATTGGCAGCACTTACTGTGTAGTCAACTTTTTTAACTACTCCACTTAATCTATAATACATAATATTTTCCTTTATAAAGGGGGAGGGATTAACCTCCCCCGTTTATATTATTGGTTGATGTCTAAAATGATACCATGTGCGGCTTCATTTCTCATCTCAAGAGTGTACTCACATAAGAGTTGTTTCTTCTCAGAGTCACCAGTCTTTGAAAGATCAGAAACTTGGAATTCTCTTAAGTAAGCAGTAGCAGCCATATCAGACTGTAGCAAGAAACAGGCTTTATCGTCTGTTGTTGCCATAACTCTGTTCGGTACGACTTGAATGTCACCGAAATCTGAGCTATAAACGTCAATAGCAGCATATTCTACTCTTTGTTCTGCTGGACCAAAACGAGTTGTGTTCGCATTAAATCCAGAGATTACTTGTTTTACTGAAGGTGGAACCACCAAAAGATCTAAGTCACCACCAGAAGTGTAAACTTCTTGGATAACAGTCTTTAGGATAGTCTCAGTAAGGTCTCTGTCTGTACCAGAGTTTGGTGCATCAGTACCTGAACCAGTAGAAAGAGATCCACCAGTACCTGCATCACCGTTAGTAGCAATCCAAGTTCCGATTGAACCTAATGCTCTAGCAACAGTTGCAGAACCGATAGCTTGAACTTGTTCTTTAATAAGAGCAAATTCCATGTCTTTCTTTAGTTCTTTTGATTTTTTAGCAATCTGATAAGCCATTTCGTCAGCTCTACCAGCAGCATCAACAGCACTTTGAGTTCCTGATAAAGCAATTACTTTGTCAGAAATTTGTGTGTAGTTGAAAGCTCTTGTAGTAGCAGTCATAGCATCAACAGTTGCATCGTCACCTTCAATGACTTTGTTAGCAGCGGGTGCAGCTAGTGCGTCTAGTTGCCACTCATGCTTAGTTGATTTAGCAGCGGTTCTTGGAATCGCTGAAAGTATAGGAGTATCTTCAGGAGAAATGTTATAAATTACATCCGTCAAATCCTCTCTTATACCAGTTGTGTCGTACGTATCGTACAAGTTGGTTGGTTGTGCCATTACAGCCTCCTTTTAAGTTGATTAAACCAAACTACGAAAAAGTTTTGCAGCGTCTCTAACCTGTCCACTCTTACGTAATTTAGAGAGTTGTTGACGTTTTGCTTCAGCTTGTTGTTGACCTTTTGATTTAGACACACCACTCTTTACAACTTTAGGAGCATTGACCGCTTTCTTTTTAATTTGTGGTTTAGCTTTTTGGAGATTACGATATGACATCGCATCTCTTACTAACATCACATATCTGTGGTCATATACAGAATCAATTTCTTGACTGTTAAATCCTACAGATGTGAGATAATCTCTCATTTGTTTTCTAAACTGTGGTCCTTTTTCTGGATGTGACAGTTCAGGTAATTTAACATTCAATTGTTTCTGTTGCTCTTCCAAATACTTATTAAACTCTTGAGCTTGTAACTCTTGAGTTTGTTGTTGTACTTGTGCAAGTTGTTCATGCTTTTTACGCATTTTATGTTCAAGACGAGCAGCTTCTACAGGATCTTCGTCATAAAGTTTTTCAAAGTCTATATTGGCGTATTCTTCTTGAAGTTGAGCTTGTGCAGCCATGTTCAATTGTGTCAATTGTCCAAGTTTTGCTTCAACGTCTTTTTTTGATCGTTCAACAAATTCACTTGATTGTTGTTTTTCAACAGCAAGTTCCTGTGTCTTACGAGTGTAATCTGCATTTCGTTGATACCCTTGAATTAACTCATCTTGGGTGACCTCATAGTCTGTACCGTCAACGGTTACAGTGTAAACAGGCTCCTCAGAGTTTTCTTGTATATCACTCGACTCAGATAATTCTTGATCTTCCTCAACAAACTCTTCTGAAGATTCTTCTTCATCAAAAGTTTTGTAAGGAACATCGCTTGGGTTAACAGTATCTTCGCTAGAAGTTTCTACTTCTGCTTGTTCTGTTACTTCTTCTTGCTCAGAATTAGCTATTGCTTCTTCTGCTGGTGTATCGGCAGACGT